AATTGATATTTAAGCTAGATACTTTAATTGGAATACCAAAATAATTCGGCGCAGCCGACGCTTTAGGTTCTACTTGATATACTAAAGCGCTGAGTGACACCTCACTCAAAAAAAACTGATAAACTGTTCTTAAAAAATACAGAAAAGGAGATATAAAATGGCTAGACGATATAGATTAAGTAAACGTCATTCTAAACGTTTATTTACCAGAACGGCAATAAAACATCATCGTAAGAATATGAGACCTGTTGTTATGCGGGGTGGTATTCGGTTTTAAAAAAGGTCACTATATAAGCTGACCTTTTGGTCAAAGGTTGGACACGTTCACGCGTGTTCTGATGTACTTTTAACAGCGAGCGAATTCTATGACTTGTTATCGTCCGAGACAAGCTTTTCAGAGCTTGTCTAAAAATCCTACAACTGGAAAATCTAAGATTTATTTCACCCCACAAAGAAATACTGTAACTATCACTCTTCCTTGTAATCGTTGTTCTGGGTGTTTAAATGATAGAGCCAAATCTTGGGCTATACGAATTATGCATGAGTCCAGTCTGTATTCCTCTAATTGTTTCATCACACTTACATATGATGATAAGCATTTACCTTCAGATCATTCTTTAGTAAAAAAAGATTTTCAGAACTTTATGAAAAGATTACGTAAATCGCACGATGGTGTTGATTATGTGAAAAGCCATAAAGGTGATCATCTCATTAAGCCTATACGTTATTATATGTGCGGAGAATATGGAGAAAACTTTGGAAGACCTCACTATCACGCTCTTTTGTTTAACTTTGATTTCTCTGATAAGTATCACTATATCAATACTTCAAAGTCGAAAATCCTCAGAAGCCCAATGCTCGAAAAGTTATGGACAAAGGGTATGTCCAGTGTTGGAGACTGTAATTATGCTACTGCTCTTTACGTTGCTCGTTATGTTATGAAGAAAAAGTTTGGAGAAGAATCTTTTATACATTACAACAATGTTTGTGAATATACTGGTGAATTACTTTCTACGAAATTACCCGAATATAACGATATGAGTAGAAGACCTGGTATTGCTAAAGCGTGGTTCGATCTTTATGGAGATCAAGTTTACCCTAGAGATGAAGTTATTATTAAAGGTAAACCTGTTAAACCACCTAAATATTATGATCGTCAATATGAATTACTTTATCCAGAAGAGATGGAGATGATTAAACAAAAACGATTAGATAAATTCGCTTTATATGAAAGCGATAATACTTTTGAACGTTTAGCTGTACGCGAGAAAGTATTTGAACTTAATCTACAGCTTAAACAACAACGTGTATTAAAATAAGGAAATTACAGATGATTTTAGAAATTTTTAGTGTATATGATTCAAAAGCTGAAGCTTATATGACCCCATTTTTCATGCAAAGTGTTGGTCAAGCTCTACGTAGCTTTATTGATGCATCTGAAGATACTAATACACAGTTATCACGTCATCCTGAAGATTTTACTTTGTTTCATATAGGTAAATGGGATGATGATACTTGTACCATTAATATGCTTAAAACACCTGTATCTTTAGGTTTATTAATAGCTTTACTTCCTGCTAAAACAGTCTAATCTTTATCTTCATTATTACTCGATATTGTTCCAAGTGCTGCCCGTTGCGAATGCGACGGGCCGTCAACGTCACGGCGACAGCACATTTAACACAGGATTATCATAAAAAAGGAGTTTTTATGTCATCTGTACAATCACGCCATACTCATAAGTTTAGCGAAGTTCCTTCAGCCGAAATACAACGATCTAGTTTTAACCGCTCACACGGACATAAGACTACTTTTAATGCTGGTTTATTAGTACCTGTTTTCATAGATGAAGTATTACCTGGTGATACATTCAATCTTAAAATGACTGCATTTGCTCGTCTTGCAACTCCATTATTTCCTATTATGGATAACATTTATCTGGAATCTTTCTTTTTCTTTGTACCTAATCGATTAGTTTGGTCTAATTGGGAAAAATTTAATGGTGAGCAAGTTAATCCTGCTGATTCTACTAGCTTTCTCGTCCCAACTATGCCGACACCCGGGGCTGGTGTCGGTGTTTCTACCGGTGAAGTTGGTGATTATTTTGGTATTCCAATTAAAGTATCTAGCTTAAATATAAATTCATTACCCTTTCGCGCATATAATTTGATCTGGAATTCTTTTTTTCGTGATGAAAATTTACAGAATTCATTAACTGTTGACTTAGGTAATGGACCGGATACTTATACTAACTACAGTACTGTTCGTAAACGTGGTAAACGTCATGATTATTTCACTTCATGTTTACCTTGGCCTCAAAAAATTAACGATGGAACAGTTGTAACTATTCCTTTAGGTACTACCGCACCTGTTGTATCTACAGGTGCTAATCCAACTTTTACTAATGCATCACTTACAAATACTACTTTTTTTGGTACTAATGCTAATACACAAGTAAACGTATCTGCTGGTGCTTCTGCTGCTGCTAGTGCATTTAGATTCGGTACTACTACTGGTTTACAAACAGATTTAAGTACTGCTACTGCTGCTACTATTAACCAACTTAGACAGGCATTCCAATTACAACGTTTATATGATAGAGATGCACGTGGCGGTTCTCGATATACAGAAATTATTCGAGCACACTTCGGAGTTATATCTCCAGATGCTCGTTTACAGCGGCCTGAATATCTTGGTGGTGGCCGCGCTATTGTTAATATCAATCCTGTGGCTCAAACGTCTGCTACCTCTGGTTCTAATGCACTTGGTGATTTGGCGGCTTTTGGTACTGCACATCTTCATGGTCATGGTTTTACTAAGTCCTTTACTGAGCATGGTTTCATTATTGGATTAGTAAGTACTCGTTCTGATATGAATTATCAGCAAGGTTTAGACCGTATGTGGTCTCGACAAATACGTTGGGATTTCTATTGGCCTGCATTGTCACATATTGGTGAACAAGCTGTACTTAATAGAGAAATTTATGCTCAAGGTACAGCAGCAGATACTAACGTTTTTGGCTATCAAGAACGATATGCTGAATATCGTTATAAGCCTTCTGTTATTACAGGTCTTTTTAGATCTACAGCTACAGGCACATTAGATGCTTGGCATTTGGCTCAAAACTTTGGTTCATTGCCAACTTTAAATTCAACGTTCATTGAAGAAACATTACCTATGAATCGTATAAAGGCTGTATCCACTGATCCTGATTTTATTATGGATACTTTCTTTGAATTGAAAACTGCTAGGCCAATGCCTATATTTGGTGTTCCTGGGCTTATAGACCACTTTTAGGAGGTTTTATGGCTTTCGCAGCAGATTTGATACCCGCTCTAGGTGGAATCGCTGGCGGGTTTTTAAATTGGCTTGGCGCCGGTGTTACCAATAAAGCCAATTTGGATATCGCCAATCGTACTAATGCGATGAATATGATGATTGCTCAACGGCAAATGGCCTTTCAGGAGAAGATGTCTTCTACTGCTTGGCAGCGTGGTGTTGCTGATATGCGTGCTGCTGGTATTAATCCTATGTTAGCAGTCTCCCAAGGTGCCGCCAGTTCTCCTTCTGGCGCAGCAGTAGGGGCAGTTACTGGTGCCCCTATGCGTAATCGTTTTGAGAGATCAGTTGAGAGTTTTAACTCGGCCTTAGATGCGATGTCTCGTGTTGCTCAGTTGGAACAGATCAAATGGCAAACACGTAAGACTGCTTCTGATATTGATTTGAATAATGTCAACAAGATTAATATGCTTGCGGATGCAACTTTGAAAGAGACTAATGCAAAGGTTGCTAGTTTGAACGCGAAGAATATTGAGCGTATTGGTTCTGGTTTACAGGTTGAAAGTGATATTGATAAGACCTTGTATGGTCGTGTATTGCGTTATGGTGGAAGGTTAAATCCGTTTACTCATAGTGCAGCTAGTATTGCTAAGATTTTTAAGCCTAGTACTTCTATTTATAAAATTTTTAACTAAGGAGATATTTATGTCTAAGAAAGACAAAGTTGTCGATACCAACGTACGAAATCCTACTGCTATCTATTTCGATGATGAATCTTTAACCCATCAAGAGTTTAAAGCTGAATGTGATATTTCTACCATCATGAATCGTTTTAACAATACCGGAGTTATATCCCATATGACGCAAGTACAGGCTCAATACGGGGACTTCTCTGAGGTACCTGACTATGCTGAAGCCTTACGTATCGTTCGTGAAGCAGACGAAGCATTTAACGCCTTACCGGCACATCTTCGTTTTGAGTTCAAAAACGACCCAGCACAATTCTTAGAATTTGTATCAAATCCGGACAATTATAAAAAAATGGTAGAATTGG